GTGATTTTGAAAACCTCTACAATGGGCTGCACTAATGAAATTAGGTAGATCTCTCTACAATCGGAGTTATTAACCGAGCGTAGGGCGAAACCGCTTGATTTACATTAAAAGTGAAGGGTTACTTCCTAAGTTCTCACGAATATGGACCTGACCTTACATGAAGGTGCAAGAACCTGTCTTGGATGATAGAGTCTGAGTAATCAGATAACTAAGTTCAATAAAGTTCAGACCATCAGGTTCCCGGAAACGGGAAACTGATTTTTGTCTTAACCTGTCAAACTTTCCTATGTTTGCAGTACTTACGCTAAGGTTAGTAATGCGTACAAGGGACTTCGATACCGTATAAGAAGTCTCCATGGTGGAGGTAATTAGCCCACCTACCGATTCCCCGCTGAAAGATTGACTTTGGCTTGATACGCACTAATAATGCCCCTTTCAAGATTCCGCAAGGTGTAAACCTTGCTAAGCGGATATCGAGTTAGAAACCTTACTAGCTGAACCACGGTCTGTCTATGATGGAAACTCAGGCCCCAGTGAAGGGGTAAAGTTCACACCATAAACAAAATTCATGGCTAACAATAACAACAACAACAAAAGTCGATTAACTATGTTAATCGCCCAAATTGATTGGGAGCTTCAGAAAAGAAGACCCTTCGTTGTAGCTGATCCAATGGATCCCAATAGTCTTCTGTATCTTAACGATCGAGATTACCAAGTTCTATTAAGAACTTGTCTATCAAACAACGAGTCTTTACTCGTGCTTGCTAGACCAGGTTCGGTTCCGCCAACAATTGAGGATTCAAAGTAAGATCTCTGAATTTCTTTGTTTTAGGTCGCTCAATCGCGAAAAAAGACGGTCTGGTTCAATTAACAAAAAGAAATTTTTGTTTAGTTTTCCTAACTTATTTGGATTATTTATACTTTCTGAAAAGAAAGGATATTAATCGAACAGCTAGACATTGTAGGATTTTAGTTCTTAGAATGTTCCATTTATGGAATGCTCTTGGGAACGACAAATTCATAAAATATCTAAAAGTTTCCTTGTACGCGATCAACAGTTTCATCGGAGGAAAACCTCTGAAAGGAACTGGGGATCAAGATGTACTAGTCCGATTATCTCACGGACTTCCTGCATTCCTACCATCGCACTTTAGGAGATTAATAAGAGAAGATAATGTGGATTTCATCCATATTATCGTATCATTATTATACTCTTACAAAGCCTTGCATTTAGCCTATGGTCTACCAGATCTAAGCTCGATTCAAGCTGAACCTGTAATAGGTTTAGTCGAAAAGGATAGTTATCAGGAATTTTCTAGCTTTGCTCAATCTTGGTCTTCTAATTTTATTAGAAGACTACCTCCTATAAAAACATTTTCTTGTTCAGAAATGTTTTTACTTTCCGCATCTCCAAATGGAGTGCTGAAAGGTCCTTCAAGTAAGTTCAAAGATTTAGAATATTACGCCTTAAAAACGCGTTATACCAAAATCAGAGAATCCTTACTGATGTTTGCCCAAGCAATCGGGCATAATCTATTTATTTTAAAATTTGCCAATCCTTGGGACGGGATTAAATTCCCATCTCACCTGTTAAGTACTCAAATCCGTAACATTACGGAAGATGAAAAACTTGTGAACAGTGCCCAGATTGGTAAACTTTGTTGTAAATATGAAGCGGCTGGGAAGATTAGAATATTTGCAATCGGTGACAGTTGGTCGCAATGGGCTTTAAAACCCTTACACGACTACATCTTCGCCTTGCTAAAATTACTTCCATATGATAGTACTATGGATCAAGAGGGAACATTAGAGTCCTTTATTACTTCTAATAAAGGTTCTAAGTTCTGGTCTTTTGATCTTAAATCTGCCACAGACATGATCTCAAGGGATCTGTATGTTCCAGTGCTGGCTGGTCTGATAGGGGAAAAAGCTGCTAAAGCTTGGTCTACTATTATGAACCGGCCCTTCTTGCCTCCTTTCGAGTTACACAAGAAAGGAGTGCCTTATGAAGATCAATTGGTGTACTATAGTCGGGGTCAGCCTATGGGATTATTATCCTCATGGGCGGCCTTAGCTCTATTGCATCATTGTATTGTCCATTATGCGTATTTCAAAATCAAACCTGGCGAAAGAATCCCTGACTCTTTTTACAGAGTGTTAGGAGATGATATCGTTATCAGTAATGAAGAGTTAGCTCTGTCATACCAAGCGGTTTGTGAGGACTTTGGAATAGTCTTATCGTTAGCCAAAAGCTATCGAGGACTTACCATCGCTAATTTTGCGTCTCAAGTGATTTCAAACAAAGGGGTGAATTATTCACCAATTTCTTTGAAAGAGATCTTGCAGGCAAAAACTTTAGATCGTAAAGCGGAATTTGCATACCGACTTCAACGACTAAAATTCATTCCAGAAGGTGTTAATCACTTATTTAGGATGTTTTTTGTGTCTAGAACTTGGAAACAAGAATCTAGAATGTTGGTAACAGGTTCCTTTTCTTCTTTTGGAAGAAAAGCTCTACGAGTTCTACTACAACCTAATGGTTATAATGGTTTAACTCTGGTAAACTATGTTGCAGGATTAGATCCTGCTTCATCGTTGACAAGAATACCTGGTATGGGAATTACGATCGGTCTTGATACTTTATCTGGGTTTCACAACCTAAATAATTTATCCTCGATTGAATTGAACAGTAAACTAGCTGTCTATAAACTAGACAAATACCTTACAGCACGATTAATCAAGTGGAGAGCCGAAGCGAGAGCTTTGGTTCGAGATTTGGCTATGTCCGGAATCTACGATGCCATGAGTGATTTCTCATCCATTGATACGGGAGTACCTCGTATCATAAAGGCTAGGGATGTTACTTTGGGGAGTTACAATTCGATTTTCGCGAATGGTAACTCTTACAAGGAACATGCAGCTGTAGTAAACTCTCAAATTGAGAGAATGCTTCCAGAATTGGCCAAACTGGGATATCTTGATGGAGAATTTGATGTAGGACGTTACATAACAGAATTATTCCGTTATGTTGCGAACCTTCCTTTATTATTTAACCCGTTAAAAGGTCGAATAGTAAAGAAAATGTTAGCAGAAGTCAAACGAAGAGAACAACTCTCCGTCCGAGGGCAATATACTTTATTAGAGCGAGTTTTAGCTCGACATCTTCTTAAAGATTTCCTTCCTACTATTCCTGGACTTACTACACCGTTAAGTGCGGTAGTCAGAACTCATAAGTCAAGATCGAAGAGGGCTCTAAGCTCTTCTAAGGGAAAAATTTATGAGAAAGGGAACGTCGGGGAACGCTGTCCTAGCAAAGAAAGTGGCAGGAGTGCCTCAAGCTAATGCTTGGAATATTCTCAAAGGTGTGCTCCAAATGGAGAACCTTG